ATCCTAACAGGCGTCAAAATGCATAACGGGGTTGCAATCTTATCTGTAGTATGATATAACTATTTATGTAAAACTACTCCTGCACAAATAAAAGGAGTAGTGCTATGTTTAAGAAGATATTTAAAAAGATTCAAGAAAATCAACAACGAAGAGCAGACTATTGGATACTTATGAACTTGAGTGACAAAGAACTGCATGATATGGGGATTAGTAGAGGTGAGATCAGGCAAAAAGTCTACGGTTAATGCAGCGGGTAATTATACTAAGCCTAGTATGCGTAAGCGCCTTGTTGCTTCCGTCAAAGCTGGAGGGAAAGGTGGAAAGCCCGGACAATGGTCCGCCCGGAAAGCCCAAATGGTTGCAAAGCAATATAAGGCAAAAGGTGGAGGATATAAGTAGTGAAAGTAGATGCACCTAAAGGTTATCATTGGATGAAGCAAAAAGATGGTAGCTTAAAACTAATGAAACACAAAGATAAGTTTGTACCTCATAAGGGTGCATCTCTTACTGCTAACTTCCCTGTACAAAAGAAACACGATGCCAAAAAGTAAAAGTCAAAAAAGCCTAACTGCTTGGACTAAGCAGAAGTGGAGAACCAAAAGTGGTAAGCCATCAACGCAAGGTCCAAAGGCGACAGGCGAGAGGTATCTACCTGAGAAGGCTATTAAGTCTCTTAGTTCTTCTGAGTATGCCGCTACATCACGAGCAAAACGAAAAGGCACTAAGGCGGGTAAGCAGTTTGTGGCTCAACCTAAAAAAGTTAGAGCCAAAGTAAAACCACATAGGAAAGTTAAATGACAGAAAAGCAACAGAAGTTTCTTGATGCACTATTTGGTGAAGCTGAAGGCAACCCAGTTAAAGCACTTAAGATTGCAGGATATGCTCAGGGGGAATCCTCTGCAAGAGTTATGGCTCCTTTAAAGGATGAGATAGCTAATCGTACCCGTGACTTTATTGCTACAAATGGCCCTCGTGCTGTTTGGTCTTTGATGAACGTTATGACTAACCCAACAGACTTAGGGAATAAAGAGAAGATGGCTGCTGCTAAAGACTTCTTAGACCGTGCTGGTTTTGTAAAGACCGATAAGGTAGAAGTCAAATCAGAAAGCCCACTGTTTATTTTACCTCCTAAAGAAAATGAAGCTTGATAAAACTTGGAAACTTCCAAAGCCTGACAAAACCGAAAGTGGCTATGTTTGGCACCCAGTAGTAAGAGTAGGTAGACAAGTACCATTTGGGTACTCACAAGATCCAGATGATAAAGATGTCATTATACCTATTCCAGAAGAACTAGAACTGTACGAACAAGCAAAGAAACACCTAAAGCAGTACAGCTATCGTGATGTGGCCAATTGGTTAAGTGATCAGTCAGGCCGACATATATCACATGTAGGACTATATAAGAGAGTTAGACTTGAGCAGAAGCGTAAGAGAGAAGCTGCAAACCAACGCTACCTTGCCGAGCGATACAAAGCGGCTCTCGCCAAAGCGGAAAAAATCGAAGCCCAAATCCGTGGTGGTAGAGAAGAGTCCAGCCCAGCCGAAGCCTGAGGCTTTAGACTACGAGGAGATAGCTCGTGAGGTTATCTTTGAACCCAACGAGGGACCACAGACAGACTTCCTTGCATCTACAGAGCAAGAAGTATTATACGGAGGATCAGCTGGTGGAGGTAAGTCTTATGCTATGGTGGCTGATCCTGTTCGTTATCTAGCTAATCCTAATGCTAGGATGCTTCTAGTACGTAGAAGTACAGAAGAACTTAGAGAACTTATTTCAGTATCCAAGCAGCTTTATCCTAAAGCTATTCCTGGAATTAAGTTTATGGAACGAGATAAGACTTGGGTGGCTCCTAGCGGTGCCACTCTTTGGATGTCTTACCTAGACCGTGACGATGACGTTATGAGATACCAAGGTCAAGCCTTTAACTGGATTGGCTTTGACGAACTTACACAGTGGCCTACTCCATACCCTTGGAACTACATGAGATCACGACTTAGAACAACTAAAGCTAGTGGCTTACCACTCTACATGAGAGCTACTAGCAACCCTGGAGGTCCAGGCCATCAGTGGGTCAAGAAGACCTTCATTGATCCTAACACCCCTAGTGAAGCATTTTGGGCAACGGATACAGAAAGTGGCGAAACTATATGCTGGCCGAAAGGTCATAGTCGAGAAGGTGAGCCACTATTTAAACGTAGGTTTATACCTGCTACCTTATTCGATAATCCTTACTTAGCAGAAGATGGTATGTATGAAGCTAACCTTCTGTCGTTACCTGAGCATCAGCGTAGGCAGCTACTAGAAGGTGACTGGGATATTAACGAGGGAGCTGCATTCCCAGAGTTTAACCGTAAAGAACATGTAGTAGAACCCTTTGATATACCTAATAGCTGGGTAAAGTTTAGAGCTTGTGATTATGGTTATGGATCTGCTACAGGAGTTCTTTGGTTTACTGTAAGTCCGTCTGAACAATTAATTATTTATAGGGAAATGTATGTCTCCAAGGTTACTGCTACAGATCTAGCAGATATGATACTAGAAGCTGAAGATGGTGAGAAAATACGTTATGGTGTTTTGGATTCTAGTTTATGGCATAATCGTGGTGATACTGGGCCATCACTGGCTGAACAGATGATCATGAAGGGTTGCCGTTGGAGACCTTCAGATAGATCTAGAGGCTCTCGTGTAGCTGGTAAAAACGAAATACATAGGCGCTTACAGATGGACGAGTTTACTGAAGAGCCTAGAATGGTCTTCTTTAATAACTGCACCAATACTATTTCTCAAATACCTGCTATACCTTTAGATAAAAACAATCCTGAAGATGTAGATACTCATGCAGAAGATCACTTGTACGATGCATTGAGATACGGTATAATGACTAGACCCCGCAGTAATCTATTTGACTTTGATGCAAATAATCACCGCACAGGATTCCAAGTTTCAGACGCAACATTTGGATATTAAGGATAAGATATGGAAGAAGAATTTGAAGATATGATGATGGATATGGAGGAAGCTTCCTCTATTGAAGATGTCAAAGAAGAAGATTACTCTGATCCTGCAGCAGGACAAATTGTAAGTTTTGTAAAAGAAAAATTTTCTAAGGCTGAAACTGCACGAGAGCTTGATGAACAACGTTGGATTCAAGCTTATCGTAACTATCGGGGTATTTATGGACCTGACGTACAATTTACTTCTACAGAAAAATCACAAGTTTTTGTTAAGGTAACTAAAACTAAAGTACTAGCTGCATATGGGCAGATTGCTGAAGTACTCTTTGGTGGAAATAAATTTCCTATTACTATCGACCCTACAATTTTACCAGATGGTGTAGAAGATACAGTAAACTTTGAGGCTAATCCAGAGCAACGTAAAGCAGAAGAAAAAATGCCTGACTTACTGCCCGGTGAAACTTATCCAGAGTTTAGGGAACGTCTTGCTGGTATGCAGGACTCTCTTGATCCTGTTATGGACAAACTTAAATCTGGTACAGCTAATACACCAACTTCTCCACAGTTTCACCCTGCTGAAGCTGCTGCAAAGAAAATGGAAAAACAAATTCATGATCAGCTAGAAGAGTCTCACGCTAAGAAGCATCTTCGTGCTGCAGCTTTTGAAACAGCTCTTTTTGGTACTGGTATTATGAAAGGTCCATTTGCTGTAGATAAAGAATATGCTAACTGGGATGAGGAAGGTAATTACTCTCCCACATTTAAAACTATTCCACAAACTACTTCTGTTTCTATCTGGAACTTTTATCCTGATCCAGATGCTGCTACAATGGAAGAGGCAGAGTATATTGTAGAACGTCACAAGATGTCACGTTCACAAGTACGTGCCTTAAAGAACAGACCCTACTTCCGTGAGAATGCAATTGATAACTCCTTGCGTCTCGGTGAGTCCTACAACAAAGAGTGGTGGGAACATGCTATGGAAGATAACTCTGAGCAGGATCAAGCGCAACGGTTTGAAGTTCTAGAGTTCTGGGGTTTTGTAGATACAGAAATCTTAGAGAATCAAGATGTAGATATTCCAAAAGATTTAAAAGATGCAGAACAACTAAGTGTAAACATTTGGATTTGTAACGGTCAGGTTCTACGTTTAGTAATGAACCCGTTTACTCCCACTTATATTCCCTACTTTGCTGCACCCTATGAGATGAACCCCTATAGCATCTTTGGTGTAGGCATTGCGGAAAACATGGATGATACTCAAACCCTAATGAATGGGTTTATGCGTATGGCAGTGGACAATGCGGCACTGTCAGGTAACTTGCTAATTGAGATAGACGAGACTAACCTCGTCCCAGGGCAAGACCTCTCCGTGTATCCAGGGAAGGTGTTTAGGAGACAGGGAGGGGCACCTGGTCAAGCTATCTTCGGCACCAAGTTCCCTAACGTATCTAACGAAAACATGCAGATGTTTGATAAGGCAAGGGTAC